TAATTTTCACATTACAGGAATACAAGTAGAAGTAGGTACTTACACAGCGGCAACTATACCACCTTTTCAACATGAAACTTTTGCAAATAATTTATTAAGATGTCAAAGATATTTTAGAAGTTATGGTGGAGGTAATGCTTATGAACAAGTTTCAGTTGGTTATACAACAGGATCTCAAGGATCAACTTTTATTGATTTTAGTTCTCCAATAATGAGAGCAGCACCAACTATGTCTTTAGGGACTATTGGAAATTGGAAAATTTATTCTAATGGTGCTGGTTATGTTTGTTCTGGTAATCCAGGTGCATCTGATCCCACACCTCGTAATATGAAATTATTAACAGATCATGCAAGTGGTGCAACAGCAGGTTTTGGTGCTATGCTTCAAGCAAATGGCACAACTAATGCAAGATTAACATTAAGTTCGGAGTTATAAATGATAGTTACACAAGCAAAATATTTTCAATATGATGGTAGAAATACATCAATTCAAGCAACTATTAATGAGGTAGAATTATCAGTTCCAATAGCAGAAGATAACACAGACTACCAAGAAATTCTTAAATGGGTAGCAGATGGTAACACGATTGAGGAGGCAGATTAATGGCAAGTGAAATAAAAGTAAATACAATAAAAGATTTAGGTGGCAATACTATTGTTAGTAGTAATGGCTCTGGTACTATAAGTGGATTACCAGCTTCTGCTATTTCCTCTGGTACTGTAGCAACAGCTAGACTTGGCTCTGGTACTGCTTCTAGCTCAACTTTTCTCGCAGGAGATTCTAGTTACAAAACTGTTGCTGGTACTACAATAAATAACAATGCAGATAACAGAGTTATAACAGGTAGTAACACAGCCAATACTTTAAATGGCGAATCTACTTTAAATTTTGATGGCTCATCACGATTAGGAATTGGAAACAATGATATGGCTTCTATGTACTCTAGTGCTAATGATTTAGTTGTTGGAAATGCTAGTGGCAATCATGGGATAACACTTCTTGTTGGTAATGGAGCAGCAGCAAGATTTGTTTTTGCACAAGCTGTGGGTACTGCTCAAACTGGTGAAATAGGTTATGACCACACAGGTAATTATATGTATTTCGTCACTGAACAAGCTGAAAATGTTCGTTTTTATACAGATAAACTATTAATTGGAGCAACATCTACTAGTATTGGAGCAGATGGAGGTCATTGGAACGCTGATGGAGAAGAATTAATTATAACTAAAGATAGTAGTTCATACCATTTTGCAACTAGAAAAAACAATGCAACGGGAGCGTCTTTTGATGTTTATTATAATGCTTCAAGAATAGGTGGTATAACCCACAGTGCTTCAGCAACGGCTTTTGAAACTTCTTCAGACTACAGACTTAAAGAAAATATAGATTATGATTTTGATGCATCAACTAGACTTAAACAACTTAAACCAGCTAGGTTTAATTTTAAAATAGATGAAACAAATACTTTAGTAGATGGATTTATTGCACATGAAGTTTCTAATGTAATACCAGAAGCAATTAGTGGTGAGAAAGATGCTATGCACCCAGAGGTTTTGTATACTGTTGAAAATGAATTACCAGAAGGTAAAGAAATTGGAGATGTAAAAGAATTAACAAAACCTAATTACCAATCAATAGATCAAAGCAAACTAGTTCCACTTTTAGTAAAAAGTTTACAAGAAGCTTTAGCAGAAATTGATATACTTAAAACTAAAGTAACAGCATTGGAGAACGCATAATGGATTGTAAATGTGAAGGGAGCTGTGTTTGTGGTAAATGAATATAGAACTGTCTGTCAAAAATATTGTAATCTTTATAGGAATTATTAGTGCTGGGATTGGTAATGTTTTCTTTGTCGGAAAAGTATTCTCTGACTTTGAATTACTCAAAAACGAAATACAAGCTATTAAAAAAGATCAAAATGTTCTTGAGCTTCAACAAGAAATTTTAGAAAATAGTTATCGTATTAAATCATTAAGATTAGAACTAGATGGAGAGTTTAAATGAAAACAGATCAAATTGGTAGTTTATTAATGAATGATATATCGGCATTAAATTTAATTATATTAATAATTATTTTAGTTACTCTTTGGAAAAAGAAATAATATGTCAGAACAATGGGAACTACAAGTTAAACAAATACTTAGTTCTCTTGATGATTTAAAGAAAGATGTTCGTGAAAATAAAGATGAAGTAACTAAACTTAAGGTAGAAATGTCTACTGGTAAGGGTGCTTTAAGAGCTGTAGCCTGGATTGGATCGGTATTAATTATTATATTTACAACACTAAGACTTATAAACTATAATAGTTGAATGAAATTTAAAGGACATAAAGTCCTGGTCATAGGTGATACTCATGATAGTCCTCATTTATCTCAGGACAGATTCCATTGGATTGGTAAACATATTAAAAAAATCAAACCTGATTATGTTGTTCATATAGGAGATTTTTCTAGTTTTGATTCTTTAAGTTTTTTTCAAAAGAATAATACACAGCAAGGTAAGTTAAAAGATGACTTTATGATTGATATAGAATCAATGCGTAAAGGATTTAAAATATTAGATAAATATGTAAAAGATATTCCTAGACATATATGTATAGGTAATCATGAAATTCGTGTTCATAGATTTGAAGAAAATATACCTGAGATTAAAGGTATGATGAAAGATGCTTTATATAATACTTATAAAGAGTTTGGTTGGACACATACAGAATATGGCGAATTTAAGAATATAGCTGGTGTTTCATTTGTTCATTGTCCATTAAATATAATGGGTAAAGAATATGGGGGTAAAAATGCTGAGATACAAATAAGCAATGATGCCTTACATGACTTGGTATTTGGTCATACACATAAGGCTAGAGATTGGAAAGCTGTTAAAATAGGGTATGACAAATGGGTTAGAGTAGTAAATGTCGGTTGCTCGTTGCCTTCAGGTCATATAGAAGAATATGCTAAATTAAACATGAATGGTTGGTCTTGGTGTGTTACTGAGCTAGGCATTTGGGATAATCATATTCAAGAAACTAATTTTGTTTCTATGGATAGACTGGAGAGAGAATATGGATAAAGTAAAAGATATTTGGAATAATTTATTTATATGGCGACTTACTAAGAATGGTAAAATTGTTGCAGCTGTTTTAGCAGTTATAGTTTTAATGATTCTTTGGGGTTTATTATAGATGTTAGGAGCTATTACAGCTATTGGTCCAATCGCTAAAATGATTGGTGGGATAGTTGATAAAGCTATTCCTGATAAAGATTTAAAAGAAAAGTTAAAACATGAACTTAATACGCAATTAATAAATGGAGATCATGAAGAACTTATTGCTAAGTCTAAAATTATTGAAGCAGAAGCTAGTTCTAAACATTGGCTTACTGCTACTTGGCGACCAGCTCTAATGTGGATTTGTATTATTGTTATTGCAAACAATTATATTATTGCTCCTTTTAGTAATGCTATATTTGGAACAGCAATAAGTTTAGATATTCCTGACCAAATGTGGAATTTACTAACTATTGGAGTTGGGGGTTATATTGCTGGTCGTTCTGGTGAAAAAATAGCTCAAAATTGGACACAGAAGACTTAATTAGAGCTTTCTGGTACAATCATATCAAAGATATATAAAGGGGAATATAGACTATTAAATAAGCCTAATTCCCCTATATGTTTAAAATTATATATAAAATCTTTTATTCCAGCATTTAATACAATGAAATACTCCTTCATCTGAATAATATCCATAATTTGGAGGTAAATAATTTATCATTACATCTGAAATATATTTTTTTTTACAATGCGTACAAGTATAAAATAATTTTTTAGAACGGAATATCTTCTTCGCTACCTTTACTGGTTGAAGTGTTAGAACTTTGCCCACTTGGTTTTCCTCCTACTAATTTAAGTTGTCCTTTGAATTGAGGTAATACTATCTCAGTTGTATATCGTGTTTCTCCATCTTTTTCGTATTTTCTAGTTTCTATTTGTCCTTCAATATAAACAAGAGTACCTTTTTTACAATACTTCTCAATCGTACCAGCAAGGTTAGCATCCCAGCATATAACATTATGCCATTGTGATTTCTCTTGCATCTCTCCTGACTTGTCTTTGTATCTTTCGCTAGTTGCGATAGACATCTTAGCAAACTTAGATTCTTTAGTAGAGATTTTAACTTCCGGGTCTGAACCTAATCTACCTAATAATATTACTTTGTTAATCATTTAATACTCCTCTGCTTTCATTATTGTTAAAACTCTTATAGTTTTATCAGGGTTAGTTTTATCAGGACTATGATATTTCATATCATTATCATAATAATCAATCTTCCAAAAGATTTTTACATCTTCTTCATCTTTAAAAGCTCCAAAATCTCTTTCACCATAAGGATCATCTCCTTTTTTAAAGTCTTTAAAGTTTTTAACTCTATTTAAAATATAAAGTTGTTGATTATGAGATAATGAATTTATTCCAAGAGTAAGAACTATTTTATTTCTTGTTGGATTATCAATACTATTATCTGAAATCTCTCTTGGATTTTTAAGTAATGTATCACGAAAAGCATCATTTAATGTTGCTGTTTTTTCTTCAGGTGTATCTAAGATATTTAAGTTATTCATGCTGCCTTCCTTTCTTTTTTTGATTTTATTGTTCCATTAGATATATCATAACCCATTTTTTCTAAATATGAGTTGATTCTATTTTCATGTTTTTTAATTCCTTCATTTATCATTTCAGTAATTTTACTTATTGGTAAATGTTTATAAATGTGGTCATCTATTGTTTCTAATAATTTAGAATCAATTACTGTTTTCTTCGCCATTATTCCTCCTTTTGTGTGAGTAGGAGATGAAGAACTAGCCGATAGCTACCCCTACTCACTGTTTAGCTATCAGCGACTATGTTACCTTCTTAACTTTGGTTTTATCTATGTTAGAATACTTTTCTTCTAACTTTTCGACATATTTATTATTGTCATACATTCCCATAAATATATCTGAGCAAAGTCCAAGATGGCTAAATGCTTTTGTTAATGCATCAGTCATGCATTTCTTTGGTGCTTCATCATCATAAGTACCATTCTTTTTGAATAGTTTTAATGTTGATGATACACCTCCATACCAATCCCAACCTTCAGCTAATTTCTTATGTGCTACTCTTACTTCAGCAACAACGATAGGTTCTTTTAGCTCTAAGTAATGGTAATCAACATGGTAATTCCATCCTTCTCCTACTGGACCAAATGTTTCTGTCATTTTCATGATTTGCCATTGTGGATCAATAGTAGTTAAATCACCAAATCCTTTGTTAATTTTTTTAGTAAATCTAGGATCAGTTTCTTTTAACGCATCCCAGTATTTTCTATTTCTATTTAAGTCTTCTGTCATTATACCTCCATACTTTTGTATTGTTTTTAAATTTATTTATTCTTCTATCTCCTGAATCAATTATATAATTCATATGTTTTAATTCAGTAAATCTTGGTCTTATTGAAGTTATATCTTCGCTCATAATTTCTGCTATTTCTTCGCAAGTACCTCCATAAGTTTCTTTCCTTTCTAATATCTGCAAAATTTTTGTTCTTAATTTAGCAGCTCTTGTGTTAATTTTTCCAGCAGCTTCTTTGCTAGTGGATTGTTCCTTGTAACCTGGAGTTAAAGGGTACTTCTTCTCCGAATATTTTAATGATGTCGTCTTGTTCATGACAGTCCTCCATTAATGTTATATCAACATATTCTGGTGGTGGTATTTTATTTTCAACCATAAACCAAAATAATTGACATGCTTTATATAAATTATTTATATATTTTTCATCTCTATCTATTTTAAATATATTGTATTTATTGTTACCATAGATAACTGATAGTATTGCTGAACTAAACCCAGTAACAAGCATATAATGTTGTAATTGAGGATAGTATCTTTCAGTAATTGTATCATCTTTAGAAAGCATATTTGTATGTTTACCTTCCCATACTTTCCCATTTGTTACTCCATCTAAACTTCCATAAATATATGAATGTTCAGGATGATGCCAGGTCTTACCTACATCAACAACCCTTTGTTTAGTAGATTTTTGATACCATTGTCTGTTAAATTTTTCTGTAAAGATTCCAAGTTGAACTGCAATATTATCTGATAAATCGGTTCTTTTTGTTTCTCCAGTTTTCTCAAGCCAAAGGTCTTTCCATTTTCCTTTGATAAGATTACTTGCGTCAGTTCCTCCAATACCTCTTGGTCTTTTAAACTCTGCTTTTTTTGCCATCTAGTCATCACTCCTTTCATTAATTTGCTGTCGTCTATGTACATCTCGTTTATTTCTGTCCATAATCCCTTTTCGCTTCCCATGTTCATACCTCCTTATGATATAATCAGCTATTGGTTTTGCTTCTATATTGTCTGCTGTTTTGTTTGATGTGTATTTAGGTATAAAGAACATATACATATCAGGTGTTAAATATCGTAATGCTAATTTCATTATAAATTTTTTTTTATTCCTCCTTATTGTTAGTGGATCATTTAGTATTTTCTTGGATATTTTGTATTTGCTTTTTAATATCTGCCACAAGGTCAATCCCATAATCATTCTCCAATATATCTGATAGATACCAAATAGCTTTAAATAAATCTTCAGCTCCATTTTTACTTTTATGTCTTAATATATATTTAACTGCATTTCCTGATGGAAAATCCAATTGATAAGTTCTAATAAAATCTGATAATTCTATAGAACTAATTCCTTCATGATAATAGTCTGGACTTATTTTATTCATTAGTTACCTCCATTTCTAAATTTTCAATTATTTCTACATCAGAAATAACTTCTTGTATTTTTGATACAATGTCTACAGTTTTAAACATTCTTTTTTCTGTATTTCCCCATTGATTCCAAAATCCTTGTTCTGTATCACAACTAAATGTTACTTTAGAATGTATATTGTCATCTATTTCTATAGTTCCAGTAATGTATACTTTTGTCATTATGTCCTCCAAACATTAATTTTTAATTGTGGTACAATTATGTTTTATTTTTTTCTAATTTTATTGAACATTTTAGGGCATCTGCCCAACAACAAAATAGAAATCCTGATGGTTTTCTAATTCCTACTTCCCATTTGGAAACTAGACCTTTAGCACAACCAATCACATCATCTATAGCTGATTGAGATAGTTTTAATTTTTTTCTTTGTTCAACGAATTGAGGTATTACTGTTTCAAAGAAAATACCTAATTCTTTTTTTTTATTCATAGTATTTCATAGATGGAAACACATGAGTTTGTCAAGTAGGAGAGATAAGCAATAAGCTCAGGTCTTACCTCTCCAGAGAGATGTGTATAGCTTCTGTTTTTCACCATCAGCTGATACCATCATTGTCTTTTTACTTGATTACTCTTTAACCTCCTAGATATCAATTGAAGTTAAAGAATTATTTTATAGTGGCGAGGGAGTACTGTTATTTCACCTTTCGTCCCTCTTTAATATCGTTACACATACCACTATATTAATTGGCATTGTTTATACCCATAATGCTTAATTCATTGGGACAGGAACATTTTTACATCTGGTTTCCTGTACTGTCATTTAAGACTTTTCATTATCAGAAGCCAATTTACTAATAAGGGCAAATTGAAACACATATTTAACAGATTGTTAAAATTATATTCGCCCTTAACTCTTATTGTATATTTACAAATTTCTGTTATTATTATTTTGCTAGATCAGTATTTCCTCCAAATTGTTCTGGTCTAGCTTTTTAATTGTTTTTTTTCAGTTTTACTTAATAATTTATCAATTTCTTTTTTATAGGATGATTTATGTATTGTTTCTAAAGTAACTAATCTATCACTCATTCCCTCCATAGCTTTAGATAATTTAACCATAGTGTCAGTTAAACTACTTAATAGCTTTATTATTGGTTCTTGTTTTACATTTGATTCATTTGTCATTTGATAACTCCTTTAATATTGCATTTGCAGAAGGTAATAATTCACATTCTATTTTTCTAGCTCTTTCTGCATCATCCCATGTATCTACATTATTATATCCATGTGTTTTAATGAATTGATCTCTAGTTAGATTATTTGAATCTTCTTCTATTTGTAATACTAATGTTCCCATTTTACTCATAATACCTCCTTAATTACTAGGATTATTCCTACTAATATTATTACAATAATAATTAAATATGTCATGATTTTGGTTTATCAGGCATAATTATTTCTTCATCTTCTGTATCTGTATCAAATTTGTTACCTATACTGTCGTTCATAGTACCAAATATTTCTCCAGTAGAATCATCATAAATTCTTCCTTTATCATCTACTGTAAATACTTTTTTCTTATGATTGCTTTGCCAGTTATTTTTATTTAAC